TTTGATCAGATGTTATTTAATTTGCCATTAGCAGGTTCTGCTTTTAAAAAAGTTTACTATGATGACATGGAACAAAGAGCAGTATCAAAATTTGTTCCGGCAGATGATTTAATTGTTCCGTACACAGCTACCTCATTAGATGATGCGGAAGCAATTATTCATCGTGTAAAAGTTTCAGAAAATGATTTAAGAAAACAACAAGTAGCAGGTTTTTATAGAGACATAGACTTAGCTAAACCTGATAGCAAAGAATCTGATATTGAGAAAAAAGAACGAGAGTTAGAAGGTACATCTAAAACTAAAGATGAAGATGTATATACATTATTAGAATGTCATGTGGATTTAGATCTAGAAGGTTTTGAAGATGCAGATCCAGAGACTGGTGAGCCCTCAGGAATTAAAATACCTTACATCGTAACTTTAGAAGAAGGGTCACGAGAGATTCTTTCTATTAAAAGAAACTATGAAGTAGGAGATCCATTAAAAAAGAAAATACAATATTTTGTACATTTTAAATTTTTACCTGGTTTAGGTTTTTATGGTTTTGGTTTAATTCATATGATCGGTGGACTAAGTAGAACTGCAACAAGTGCACTTAGACAATTATTAGATGCTGGAACTTTATCTAATTTACCTGCTGGATTTAAACAACGTGGTATTAGAATTAGAGATGATGCACAATCAATTCAACCCGGTGAGTTCAGAGATGTAGATGCACCAGGTGGAAATTTAAGAGATTCGTTTATGATGTTACCATTTAAAGAACCATCACAGACTTTATTAAGTTTGATGGGTGTTGTAGTAAACGCTGGTCAAAGATTTGCATCGATTGCAGATCTACAAGTTGGTGATGGCAATCAACAAGCGGCGGTAGGAACAACAGTTGCTCTTTTAGAGCGAGGAAGTAGAACCATGTCTGCGATTCACAAAAGAATTTACTCAGCTCTTAAAAATGAATTTAGAATTATGGCTAGAGTATTCAAGTTATATCTACCACAAGAATATCCGTATGATGTAGTTGGGGGTCAAAGAATGATTAAACAACAAGACTTTGATGATAGGGTAGATATATTGCCAGTTGCTGACCCTAACATTTTTTCTCAAACACAGCGTATTTCCCTCGCGCAAACGGAACTCCAACTGGCACAATCAAATCCGCAAATGCATAATCTATATCAAGCATATAGAAACATGTATGAAGCCTTGGGTGTAAAGAATATTGATTCAGTTTTAATTAAACCAATGCAACCAATGCCAAAAGATCCGGCGTTAGAGCACATTGATGCTTTAGGTGGTAAACAGTTTCAAGCTTTTCCAGGTCAAGATCATAGATCACACATTACTTCACACTTAAATTTTATGGCAACGAACATGGCTAGAAATAATCCAATGGTTATGGCAAGTTTAGAGAAAAATGTTTTTGAACATATTAGTCTAATGGCGCAAGAACAAGTTGAATTAGAGTACAGAGATGAAATGCAACAACTTCAACAGATGCAAATGCAGGCACAACAGAATCCAGCAATGGCTCAACAGATTCAAATGCAAATTATGCAGATGACTCAGAAGATTGAAGCAAGAAAAGCTCAACTAATTGCAGACATGATGGAAGAATTTATGAAGGAAGAGCAAAAAATTACTTCACAATTTGACAACGATCCAATTGCTAAACTAAGATCAAGAGAGTTAGACCTTAGAGCACAAGAAAATGCTCGAAAAGAGAAGGAAGCTAACGAGAGAATGGACCTTGATAAGATGAAAGCAATGATGAATCAACAAAATCAGGACGAAAAACTAAAACAAAACGAAGAATTAGCAAAATTACGTGCTGACACATCAATTGAAAAGACTGTTTTGTCAAAAACACTACCAAGTTCTGATTCAATGATGCCAAATATTGCAATCATGCGTAAAGGATAGTGACAAAAACTAAAAAAACAGTTAAAATAAAACACATAAGGAGAAAATATGGAAAAATTAGATAAAATTGTTGAAATCAAGTCAGAAGACAAGATGAATCTTGAAATTGACCCTAGATCTAAGACTACAGCAGATGGTTCTTACAACTACATCGCAAAAGGTGAAGAAGTTGAAGTAAGAGGAACTAAAAGAATGCTGAAAGAAAAGTCTAAAAAAGCTAAATGGATCTAATATGTGGTTATCGGCAATTAAATTAGCCGCACAAGCAGGCACTCACATTTTTAAAAAGCGTCAAGAGACGAAAATGCTCATGGCGGATGCACAAATGATGCATGCAAGAAAGATGGCCCAGGGTGAGGAAGCTTACCAAGGCAAATTGTTAGAAGCAAGGCAATCGGACTGGAAGGACGAGGCGGTCCTCATAATATTAAGTTTGCCCGTGTTGGTGCTCGCGTGGGCAGTGATATCGGATGACCCAACAGCAATGGACAAGGTAAAATTATTTTTCGATATGTTCTCACAGCTTCCCAGCTGGTTCACTAATTTATGGATTCTTGTCGTGGCGAGTATTTATGGTATAAAGGGTACACAAATATTTAGAAACGGAGGAAAAAAATAATGTCAAATCCAAGATATAATAAACAAACAGCAAACACTAGAGTTTGTAGAGGTAGTGGTTCACCAAAATCTGGTGAAAAATCTATGAAGAAAAAATATAAAGGTTTTTCAAAATTACCAGAAGCAGTTCAAGTTAAAATAGATAAAAAACTAGCAAAGAAAGTATAATGGCTAAACTTTGTGCAAAAGGAAAAGCTGCGGCTAAAAGAAAATTCAAAGTATATCCTTCTGCATATGCAAACATGTACGCTTCAGGAGTTTGCTCTGGTAAGATAACACCTGGCGGTAAAAAAGGTAGTCGTAAGAAAGCTGCTACAGGGGGTTTAATGACAATGGATAATTATTATAAAGGTCTTGTTTAATGTCTTTAAGAAAATGGGTGAAAGAAAAATGGGTAGACATTGGAGCACCAAAGAAGGATGGGAAGTATCAGCCATGCGGGCGCTCAAAAGGTTCGAAGAGAAAGTATCCAAAGTGCGTACCACTTGCAAAAGCCACACGAATGACAAAGTCGCAAAAGGCATCTGCTGTCAAACGAAAAAGAGCAGCGGGTAATAAAGGACCAAAACCAACTAACGTTAAAACATATGTTTAGAAAAAGATTTCAAAAAGGAACTGAAAAAATATTCGATCAATTAGAAATGAATGTGCCTTATCCAAAAGGTGGTAGAGTTGAATTAGCTAGAGGAAGTAAATCTCCAGCATGGCAACGTAAAGAAGGCAAATCTGAATCCGGTGGCCTGAACCGAAAAGGCGTTGCATCTTACAGAGCAGCTAATCCTGGATCAAAATTAAAAACAGCAGTTACAACTAAACCATCAAAATTAAAAAAAGGATCAAAAGCTGCAAAGAGAAGAAAATCTTTTTGTGCTAGAATGAAGGGTATGAAGAAGAGATTGACTTCAGCTAAAACAGCCAGGGATCCGGATTCAAGAATTAATAAATCACTTAGAAAGTGGAATTGCTAATGATTAAAAATTTTAAAGACATAGTTATATTATTAATTACAACAGGTGTTCTAATTTTATTAGGTATCATTATTATTGGAGACTATTGGGTAGCTGTTAAAGAAGATAGACCCATAGATGACAGCATAATCGTACTTATGAAAATGTCAGTTACAGGATTGATTGGAGTTATTGGTGGTTACATTGGTGGTAGTAAATGATAGATAAATTTATGTACAAGATTTTAGGTTCTCTTGACTTTTTATTTGATGTTATTATACCTAGTATATATGAGAGACTCAAAAAAATTAGAATCTTTTCTTCAAGAAAAAGAAAAACAAAGTAAGCAAAAAAGCTTATTTAAAGATCTTCGTAAAGAAGTAGAGACAGGTGCAAACGGCACACAGAAATATGTAATCAAGAAAGGCAATAACAAAGGTAAAATAGCAAATGTTAAATGAAGAACTAACTATATTAAATAAAATACAAAAACATCTTAAAGAATCCTATCAATCAATCGGTGATAATATGATCGGCGGTGGTATTGACAATATGGAAAAATACAAGTATATGATGGGACAGGCACATGCCTATTTAAGAATATCACAGGAAATCTCTAACCTGCTAAACCCAAAGGAGCAAAAAAATGATACTGAAAGAGAACAACCAGAAAACGTCGTCCAATTCGGACCCAAAGACTAAGTCTGCGTTATTAGACAAATACGAAGCAGACGCAAAAAAAGAATCAGATGGTTATGAACGTCTGAAGAAAAAAGAATCAAATAAATTACCTAGACCAACTGGATGGAGAATATTAGTTCTGCCATTTAAGATGCCTGAAAAAACTAAAGGTGGATTGTTACTTGGACAAGAAACTTTAGAGAGACAACAGGTTGGTTCAACATGTGGACTTGTACTTGAGATGGGGCCACATTGTTATGACAAAGAAAAATTTCCTGAAGGAGCCTGGTGTAAAAAAGGTGATTGGATAATTTTTGCAAGATATGCTGGATCAAGAATCCAGATAGATGGTGGGGAAGTAAGATTGCTAAATGACGAT